GTACATTACAACAAAAAAAGAGAGGTTATAAAATTTCTACATTTGCCTGTTAACTTAATACGTTCAGAAAAATGTAACGAAGATGGTGAAATATTAGGTTATTACTATTCTGACAACTGGCAAAAAACAAGAGAGTATAAACCTATAAGATACGATGCTTTCGGAACATCTAAAAGTGAGGTTGAAATCTTAATGATCCAACCTTACAGCGCAGGAATGAAATACTATTCTTATGTTGATTACCAAGGTGCTTTAGATTATTGTATGTTGGAGGAAAAAGTAAGTGAATACCTTATAAATGAGGTTAGTAACTCTTTTGCCCCGACCAGTATAATCAATTTTAATAACGGACAGGCCACTCCAGAGCAGAAAAGACAAATATCAGAAGACGTTACAAACAAGTTAACAGGCTCAACAGGTAAGAAAGTAATAATTTCATTTAATGACAATCCTGAGGCGAAAACAACTATTGACACTATTCAACTTCAAAAGGCTGCGGACCAATATCAGTATTTATCAGATGAAAGTAGAAACAAAATATTAGTAGGTCATAACGTTACAAGTCCTTTATTATTTGGAATAGCTACTTCGACAGGTTTCTCGTCAAATGCAGACGAATTAAAAAATTCAGCTATACTTTTTGACAATATGGTAATTAGACCTTATCAAAACTTAATAGTTGAAGCATTCGATAAAATACTAGCAGTTAATAATATTAGTTTAAACCTTGAATTTGTACCATTACAACCTTTAGATAGTTCAGGAGAACTTGCAAGCGGTGGTGCTAAACGTATTATTGACGGTATTAATTCACTTTCTCCATTAGTAGCTAATAAAGTCCTTGAAAGTATGACAGCGAATGAGATACGTGGACTAGTTGGTTTAAATCCTGAGCAAGGTGGTAGCGATTTACAACCAGAAACTACCTTAAGCAAAGAACTTTCAGAACTTGAATTATATCTTAATGAAATTGGAGAAGATTTTGATAATGAAAATTGGGTAATTGTAGATGAACGTGAAGTTGACTATGAAGATGAAATAAACCTAGATGCTCAAATTGATGCTTTAAATAATCCTAAAAAGAATTTATTACAAAAGTTAGCAAGTGCTGTTAAATCTATTCCAAATGCAAAGAGTGAGCAGGATAAAACTATCAATGGAGTTAATTACAAAGTAAGATACCAATATACAGGTAATCCTTCACCGCAAAGAGATTTTTGTAAGGTAATGATGAGTGCAAATAAATATTATCGTAAAGAAGATTTAGAACGAGCAAACTCAAATGTTGTAAATCCTGGTTTTGGTCATAATGATGAAGCTTATAATTTGTTTTTATTTAAAGGTGGTCCACGATGTAAACATTCGTTCAAGAGGGTTACATTTGCGTCTACAAAAGGTATAGATGTAAACTCACCAAATGCGCCAAGAATCGGAACGGAAACGGCTAGTAAAAGAGGTTTTAAAGTAACTAATCCTTATCAAGTTTCTATACAGCCAAATAATCTACCTAGAAAAGGATTTCACCCTAATAACGACAATTTACCTTCAGACGTTCAATAATTATGGCAAAAGTATTATTAATTTCAAACAAAGATCTAGTTAAGTTCACTGCTTTAAATGGTTCAATAGACCCAGATAAAACGATACACTTTATATCGATAGCGCAGGACATATACCTTCAGCAATATTTGGGAAGCAAGTTGCTTACAAAATTACTTACAGATACAGCGAGTAACACTCTTACAACGGATTACAGCGACTTAATTAACATTTACTTAAAACCTATGTTAATTCACTTTAGCGCAGTTGAAATGTACCCTTTTATAGCGTATTCAATTAGTAATAAAGGAGTGTACAAACATAGTGCAGAAAATAGCGAGGTAGTTAGTAAAAATGAAGTGGACTACCTGGTGGAAAAGGAACGAGTAATAGCTGAAAACTACGCTCAAAGGTTCTTAGATTATATGCAATTCAATTATACTTTATTTCCTGAGTATTTAAGTGGCATAAACAACGACATTAACCCGAAATTCAAGACCGATTTAACAAGTTGGTATTTAGATTGAACACAAAAAGTAAAATAATACGTTAAAAAAGCAATGGCAATAGATAAAAAAATATCACAGTTAACAGCTAAGGTAGGAGTAATTGAGGACACTGATTTGATTGAAATATCAGATTACAACGGAGTTACTTACGACACTAAAAGTATTACAGGTGCGCAAATTAATCCATATAAGACATATTTAGCAAATGTAACACAAGTCGGTACATCAGCGCCTACTTTAAATTTTGGGTATTCAGCTGAATTAACTAGCACAGTTACATTTTCTAGAACTTCAACAGGAACATGCGAGTTGACACTAAGCACAGCAGAATTAACAGCTGGTAAGACATTTGTACAAATAACAAATGGAGGTGGTGGCGCAATAGTTGGTGCTTATAGGACAAGCACAACTACAATAGTATTCTATAGCGCAAACATTACAACGGGAGCTTTATCAGATAGTTTGCTTGACGAGGCACAAATCGAAATTAAAATCATTAAATAATGGCAGTAATTAAAAAAATATCAGAGTTAACAGCTAAAGGTTCAGATCTAGGTGTTACCGACCTGTTAATAGTTGGAGTTTCAAACGGTGTCGATTACGATTTAAAAAGCGTTACGGGTGCGCAGTTAATGGGTACAGCAGTTGTACAAACAATAACAAATGGAGATACCACTCATGCGAGTAGTTCAGATGCATTATTTGATGCTTTAGCTTTAAAAGTTGATACAGTTGTAGGAAGTCGATTAATTACAAGTGCAGAATCTACTGTATTATCAAATACAAGCGGAACGAATACAGGCGACCAAGATTTAAGCGGTTACCAACCAATCTTTAGTGGTGGTACAACTAACCGTTTAACGAAATGGAGTAGTTCATCAGCAATTACAACTTCATTAATACAAGATAACGGAACTACTTTATCAATAGGTACTACTCCAGTAGCCAATAACCTTGTTAAAGTATCTTCAAACGCTACAGATACGACTTTAGCTTCAGAAAATTCCCAAGCTGCGGGTGTTGGTTTATCAGGAAGTTCAAGCGGTTCGAATGGTATTGGAGGTAGTTTTACTTCAACAAGTGTAACGGGCGTTAAGATTGGATTAAATGCAAGTTCAACAGGCGGTGGTGGAACGAATAAAGGGGCGGTAATTAGTGCAATTAATGGAGCTACTAACTACGCTATTCAATTAACGGATGGAACAGAAGGAAGTGGAAAGTTTCTAAAATCAGTTACTGCAAATGGTGAAGCGAATTGGGCAAGTATAGCAAGTTCAGATGTTTCAGGATTGGGAACTTTAGCGACACAAAGTGGAACATTTAGTGGAACCTCAAGCGGTACAAATACAGGAGACCAAACTTTCTTAGACGCAAGAGTTCAAACAGTAACTTCAAGCGCAACAGTAACCCCACTTTCAACAAACGATTTAGTAATTATAACAGCTCAAGCAGCAGGTTTAACATTAGCGAATCCAACGGGAACATTTACAGAGGGTCAGGCTTTAATGATTAGAATTAAAGACAACGCAACTGCTAGAACAATTGCTTTCGATACTAATTATAGAGCAATTGGAGTTACTTTACCAACTACAACGGTAATAAGTAAGACTATGTATTTAGGTATTATTTACAATTCAACAGATACCAAGTGGGATATTGTTGGGTATAATATTCAAGCGTAATGTACTATCCTTTAATAAGTTCAATGAATAGGGCGGTTGTATCTTCATACACAAGTAGAACAACCGCTTTCGCAAGTGCCACTGGTATAACAGACACTACTATTTTAGGTGCTTTAAATACTTTTGACTTAGGATTGATTTCAAATAGTTTAGACACTAAAATGAATGCAGTTTATCCATTTGTTGGGACTACAGCAACTACTCAAAAATATAACTTTATGGATGCTAGAGATTTAGACGAGGCATTTAGATTGACATTTTACGGTGGGGGTACATTTTCATCAAATGGATACCAACCAAATGGGACAAATGCTTATGCGGAAACGTATAATCTAAATGTTACTAATGATTCGTCAATATGGTATTATTCAAGAACTAATAATACTACGACTTCGGTTGAAATGGGAGTATGGAATGAGACATATTCAGATACAGCATTATTTGCTTATTATGGTGGAAATTCTGGAGGTTATATAAAAGCATTATCAAACGGATATTCAGGGGTGAGCTGGACTGCTACAACTTCACAAGGTTTTTTCGGAACTAATCGAACATCAAGTATATTGAATAATAGTTGGCATAATGGAGTAAAAAAAGGAACGAATACTAATACTTCTTCTTCTTCCCCTACAGTTAGAACATTATGGATAGGTTGCTATCATGCAGGTCAAGGAGTTGAATCCCCATCGAATAAAGAATCTGCATTTTCAGCAATTTCTAAAGGTTTAACAGATGGTGAAGCCTCAATATTTTACAATTTAGTTCAAACTATGCAAACAACTTTAGGACGTCAAGTATGATAGCAATTATAACAACAGAGCAAAAAGATATATTAGTAGGTAAACAATTTGAAATTGATAGTTATTTCAATCCTATACAAGATTTAAACGATAATTGGATAATTTCAGAAATTGAGTATTACTATTGTCTAGGTTTATGGTATTTAGACGAACTACAAACTGATTTGCAATTTATTAAAGATTTATCTTTGACAATATACGAGCCAAAAATAGTTGAAAATCCTTTAATATAACTATATTTATAGTTAAAAAATAATGAACAATATAAAATCAATACTAGCAGAACTACGCAAAATGAAAAATATAGCTCTAATCCTTCTATTCGTGGGGTTAGTGCTTTATTCTTATCAACCATTAATAACTAAGGTAGTTGAAAAAAAGATTAGCGACCCAGTAAAAGAGGATATTAACAACAATGTTTTAATTCAGCAGATGCTTAACAATTTGATGTTAAAATACGGAGCTGATCGAGGTTATATTTTCCAATTTCATAATACAATTAAATATTATGATGGTAGTCATCGTAACCATCAATCAATGACATTTGAAGTATGTTCTAATGGTATAAGTAGACAAGCACAATATTTACAAAATTTAGCGGTTAGTTTATATCCCGTTTTTCTGCAAGAAGTTATGTTAGAGCGAATGAATTATAACAATATTAACGACATAAAGGAAGAAACTACAAAAATAACTTTAAAAAATCAAGGTGTTAAATCAATTTATATTGCACCATATTTTAAAAATGGTAACTTTGTAGCATACATTGGAATTGATTTTGTGAAAAAAAACAATGAAAACAATATAAATAGACAAGAATTTAAAGAAATGATTAACGAAATAGGAAATACATTAATGCTATGAGAGAATTGAGTAAAAGATGGAATAGTGATACACCAATGTTTTTTAAACGTATTATACACGTTGGTATAGTTTTAGGACTAATAGGTGGTGGACTTATAACACTACCTGCAACTGCAACAATTGGAACGGCTCTAATAACGATAGGCGCAACGGCAACGGCAATTAGTAAGCTAACTAAAATTTAAAATATGTTAACTACACAACAAGCGATAAAAAAATACGGCACTCCAAACATTACAGGAGCTGGGTATTTGGAAACTATAGTAACTCCATACCCTTTGCGAATAGCGTGGGACTTAGATACGACAACTTCGAAAGTAAGATGTCATAAATTGATCGCACCTAATTTAAAAGCTGTATTTACAGATATTTTAGCTCACTACGGTCTTGCTAAGATTAAAGAGTTAGGAATTGATCTTTACGGCGGTTGTTTCAACTATAGAAAAATGAGGGGTGGCTCTTCCTGGTCCAAACATGCGTGGGGAATAGCTATTGATTTAGACCCTGCAAGAAATACACTTCGTGAAACTTCAAGAACTGCGAGATTTGCCCGCCCAGAATATAAAGCTATGATTGATATTTTCTACAAACATGGATTTATTAGTTTAGGAATTGAAAAAAATTATGATTGGATGCATTTTGAAATAAAATTA